ATAGCTCTGCCAGCATCACTCGCACCATCTGCTACTGTGGTGGTATGAGTATCGGCATTTGTTGTTATGCCTTCTGTGCCAAAACTTAATGCTTCCCCTATTAACTCAAGATTGGTATTTGTTGTTGTTCCCCAAGTACCCGAACCATCCCCAGTACCCAGCTCATTTAATCTAAGATCGTTTACATAGGTGCTCGTCATTTTATGCTATCCTTATAATCGCATTCGCCCCAGCTGCAGGGAAAACTATTTGAAACGTTCCTGATGAAACTGCAAAGTCTCCTCCGAAATCTAAAACAGCTATCGCTTTGTCGCCATTGGTGTCATTATATATCAAAGCACCTCTGGCTGTAAAAGAAGCACTTGTCCAAGTGGGATCATCGCAATCAAAGAACGCTGTGGTGCCACTTGTTGAAACTGTTTTATTTGCCAGAGCTTCGCCCCCAGCAGTATACCCCGAACCACTTACTTCGTTGGTTGTTGCATATGCAGTAGTTGTTGCACCCAAACTTGCAGAGCTTGTATAAAGTGCAATTTTTAAAGTATCTGCTGCTAGGTCGTGTTGTTCATCCAATATTTCAGCTTTGAACGATGTACACATTGCTTGTGATATAGCCATTAAATGCCTCCATTATATTCGGCTGTGTAGTTTCTGCCCATCTCCTGCTGGAACAATGCAACAGCTTCATCAAACTGAGCCTTGTATAAACTTAGCGTTTCTTGAGCTTTAAGGAAAGCAGAACTTTCATAAAGTGCTGCAGCAAGCAAAACAGCTTCAGCGTTATCGCCGATCCAACTGTTTGCATTACCTGTAGATAATCCTGTTTCTGGGGCTACTATGTCAGCTTGATAACTTAAAGTAGCAGATGGTGTTGGTGCCAAAGTTACAGTTATACCAGCAGTCCCTGCCAACTTTGTGCTGTAAAACTCTGGTGTTCCTGTAAGTGTTGCATTTGGCCAATAGTCACGAATATAAGAATCTACCCTGTGATCAAGAAAAGAAACAGAGCTTGAAGCTGTTACAGAAAGTTGTCTTATCATCCTTGCTGATGGTATTACATAATCAGGAGTTCCAACAACCAAATTTCCTGTTGCTGATGATCTAAAACAAGGCAAGCTAGGAAGTCTTTGAAATATCATTTCTTCAGCTTGAGATATTATTTCGTTAATAGAAGAATCAAACTCTGAAGAATCATCTTCCATAAAATTTTTAATATTAGATACCAAAGTTGTATAGTTCATTTAATTACCCCATGTTCCACTTCCCCAGCCACTAAGACCCCAACCACTTAGAGTTACTGAAACAGTTCCTACGCCACCTGTTCCTGCGACCCCAGCATTTGATGGACTTCCTTGAGCAGCCTGATTACCAATTTCACCTGTTCCTGCGACCCCAGCATTAACTTCTTTAGCTGTTGGGACTTGTGTTATTGGTGATGGTGTGTTTGATGTCCCACCCATGCCACTATGTTGAGTGCAATAGTAATATAAGGTTGGTGCACCAGAAGCAACAACAATTTGAGTATATGCGTCTGATTCTCCTGGAGTTCCGCTTGTTGTTACACCTGTTGTATACTCTGATCCGCCAGCGTGAGTTCCGTTTGAAGTGGTGCTGAACCTTAATGGGTGACCGCTGTTGCTGCTATCTGATTGATCAAAGTAATAAGTGTTTCCTTCGTAAAGTGTAAGCGTTGCTTGGTTGCTGGCGTCTATTGCATAAACATTTCCTGAACCAGGATTTACAACTGTCACTGCGAAAGTTGTCGTGCCAGTTGCTGACCCAGCTACAAAACCAAGTGCCTGAAGCCCTATCTGAGATAGTGTCTGATTTATAGTTAAGCCAAAAGTTCCTAAAGCACTTGTTCCTGCAACCCCTGTTGCTGAAGCACCAATTATAAACCTAGCTTCAACCCTGCCAATTTGACCAAGTCCTGCTATTCCAATGGGTGGCCTCTCCCTAACATCAAGAAAAGGGTCGTAATTAAAACCTACAAAAAACTTTACATTATCAGGGTCACCATCAGGCCTTGGGTTTCTCAACGCTGTTGCATCAAAAACATTTTTGGCTGGGGTTAACTGAGGGTGCTTCGGCTCCCACTCTTCTTTTTCAACACGCAACCCATCCCAAGTAGTTTTAAGGTCTGTGTACTTTATTTTAAAGCCAGACCTGTCACTTATCGCTGATGATTTTTTTCCTGATGCATATTTCGCCATTAAACCAAATTCAACGCTGTGGGTTGAACCCTCAAGCTTACGCCATCATTATCTGATGCTGCTGCGAAATTAAATGCTCTTTCATAAAGCTCATTTAAAAGTTGAAACCGATCTGTCGAGTATTTGACGGAGAGCTTGCTTGCCAAGCCTGCACAAATACATTCACTCCATGTATAAGGAATGTCTGTGTCTTGATTTGAAGCTGTTATATCTTCAAGTTGATTCATTGACCAATACTGCAGGACATATGTGTTTATATTAGGGACTTGCCAAACATAAATTTTAGATATGTTATTTGATCCTGATTGGAGACCTTTATCAATCATGTATTGGCTTGGTCTTCCTGAGGATGTTTTATTGGGTATCTGGTTATATTCAGATATTGTTATTTTATTAACTATGGTATCTGACTGAGATGAACTAGCAGAGTTGTTTATAACAACGTCCATNAGGTCTATAACTCCTGCTGGCAAATTGTAAACAGCTGTCCCTGANCTAAGATTAAGAGTNCCAGAGCTNAGTGCCCAATAATTTATTCCTCTGTTTGCCCATTCAGAAAATAAAAGATTAAGGCTTCTGCGCGCAGAAACGGCATGATCCCCTGTCCTTGTTTGGGGATCAATACCGCAACGCTCAAATGCTTCTGCTATTATCTCTTCAACACTTGGCCTGAAAACTACTGTTCCTGAAGTTGCCATTAATACTGCTTGCTCGCTCTGATAACAATTTGATATGAATCCCCCGCAGCTCCAGCACCAGTTGTTGTGAATTTTATATCACCTGTTCCATTGGCACCATATGATGAGCTTGTTGGCAATCCGCCAAATCTAGAAAAGTCTTGATATCCAGACTGGCCTTCGTCAAGGTGAAGGACAATTATGTCAACGTCTGCNTCTGCAAGAACCTCNACAGTCATTGCATTGATAACCCACCAACACTCAATTATCCTTATGCCTGTGCAGGTTTCCCCTGCTGCATTGGTCAAAAGCCCAGAGACATCAATTTTGCTGACAGCACTTTCATTTCCACCATCAACATATTGATATTGGAAAGCAAAAACGACCTCTTGAGTGTTTTCAGATATTTTGGTTGTGGTTGTTATATCAGCCATTCTGCACTCCTAAGTTATGATGGGGCACACAGCCCCACCAGTTTATGCAATCTGAACATACTCAATAATGAATGTGAACGAACCTGCTGTTGTTGCATCAACTGTGTTTGTGATGTTACAGAAAATAGTTCTTGCGGTGTCTGTATACTGGACGGAAGCTGGGGCTGTTGTGCCGTCCTGCGTCTGAAGAACCAAGCTAGTGATAGTTACGTTGTGAACAACAACAGTTGTACCAGCATCTAATATTTCATCTGTCTGAGCTGCAACAATTTGTGCACCAGAAGAAGATGTGCCAACTTCATAACCAATGTCACCCTCTCCAATAACAGGAGCAACATCGCAAAATATCTTGATGTCAGTAATGATTGTATTTGCTGGCTGTGTAAACTCACCAATGGTTGGGCTGTCACCTGCAGTTGTGTTAACAGTAACACCAGTGGCAAAGCCAACATGCTTTACATATTTATTTGTTACAATGCCTGTAGAGGCTATTGAAGCTACATCAGTGATAGCACCAGATGTTGCATCTTTGGAAACAACTGTGAATCCGTTTTCTGAACGCACTGGTCCAGTGAAAGTAGTATTAGCCATTTGGATCTCCTGTCGTGGCTAGTGTCAACCCCCCGATGGAGTTGTCAGGAAAAGTTAGGAGGAAGGCTTTTGCCTTCCCCCATATTATTTTATGCAGCACCTTCTGTGCCGAAGATTCCGCGCCAATCAGTTGCTCCGAAGCTGTAACGCTCACGAACTTTGTAGCGAACATTACCAGTTTCGAAATCACCTTCAACACCTTTTTTCATAGGTGAACGCTGGAACATCTTAAGACCATCAGGAACATCCGTCTTAACGAAGAATGCATCTGAATCAGTCAGGCGACGCATCACGTGATAACCCTGAGGCAAGTAGCCACCAGACTTAATAGCGTTGATGTCATTGTCAGCTGTTCCTGTTCTCAGCTGAGACTCAAGAAGACGCTCTGCTACGAATGTGTATGCTGTTGGGATAATAAGCATTGTCCCTTGAGCAGCAATCCGCAGACCACGATCATCTTTCATGTCAGCAATGTTGATAAGGATTGACTCCAATGAAGTCTCAGAAAGGTCAGCAGCAGTAGCAAGTGTGTTGCTCTGGATGCCATTCTGTGTTGGGTGAGATGTATTTAATAGTGAAACACCATCACCACCCGCTGCAGTTGTCGCAGTGTTAAGAACATTAGCAGCCTTGATCTCTTTAGTAGAGGCCATTGAGCGTGCTAGTGCTTTTGTGTAACGAGAAGCAATTGACCCATAAAGACCATCTTCTTCAGCTTCCTCAGTAATTGAGAATGCCAAAGCGATTGTCTCATGTTGGTAACGAGCTGTCCACTGCTGAGAAGCTGAGTCATAAGAAACAGACGCACCTTCATCTTTAGTTGGAGCAGCACCGAAGCCTGTCAACAAAACGTCTTCTTCAAATGCTTTATTTGAGCTATTTGATTCAAACACAGCTTCATATTCAGCTGGGTAAGAAGCATATTCAAGACCGAACAGAGTGTTCAATCCTGGCTCGAGCATTTTCGCAAATTGCGCTCTATTCATAGCCATTTTTCAAACCCTCCTATATGCCAGCTGAGTCTTTTAAGAGGTGCTCATTGATAACGACTTCCATAATGGCATTTGCGCCAAAAGCGTTATCAGGAGCCTCATAAAGACCAAGAATTTTACAAGTTGCAGCACCTGCAGCCATAGTTCCTGAAATTTCGAAACCTGACTGACCAGTTGTAGTGGAACCTGCACCCGCAACAACATCGGCACAATTACCGACATTAGTTTGGGCTGTGGTACCAGCTGACTGAACTTTATAAACAGTGTATGGATCATCATACACATATGCTACGATATCTGTAGCAGTTGTGCCTGACGGCCAGTACTGGCTGTACACATAAGAACCATCTGATGCGGTATATGAAACACCTGCAAATACACCGATGTTGTTTACTTCAGTGGCTGAATGCGGAGTAAGAAGACCTGAGGCGATAATAATAACAAGATCACCTGTGAAGATATTCTCCGCTAAACCAGAAGCAATGGTGTATTTATTTGCACGTGGAATATTACCGCTCATGTGGCGAATTGGGACAAACCCAAAGGCAGCATCAACATTTGCCATTTATTCACTCCTTCACGAGTTGTTAGTCATCCATAGCCGCAAGATCTTTGCGACCTTTTGAAACAGATGATTCGCGAGTTTGGAAAACCCTC